TATGATCTTTATCGCAGGTGATAAAGGTAAAAGAATTTTAACACCAAATACTTCAATTCTTTCTCATCAATATTCATGGGGTGCGTTTGGTAAAGAACATGAGTTGTTCGCACAGGTTAAAGAATTTGATCTCACTACTAAGAAAATGATTAATCATTATAAAAAATGTAGTAACTTATCTGAGGCAAAAATTAAAGAATTATTGTTACCACCACAAGATATGTGGTTGAGTCCACAAGAAGCTAAAAAATATGGATTATGCGATGATGTTAAAGACCTTCATTAATTATTTAAAACACTCTGGAATTTGGATTGGATTTGTTTTCAATCCTCTTCACTGGCAAATAAAAATTGAAACATTTTCTCCAGATGATATGAATCCAAAACTATATGGGTTCACAATGCATATTGCAGCATGCTGGATAAAAATTATAGTAGATGATGGAAGTTATTAAAAAGGATTAAAAAATGTTTAATAAAGTTATTCTAATAATTGCAACAACTGTAACAATAATGTTTGTATCAGGTTCATATACATTTTATCAATATTCAGTATTGAAGTCATTGGAACGAAATGTAGAATCTGCAATCGTAAAGGGAATAGATCCTATTACAGTTAGATGTGCCTACGCAATCCAAACCGATCCAATCTGTATTGCATATGGTTCTATTAGTAATAATACTGCTCCTAGTACCCCTGCAAAAAAGTAAACTCGTAAGTCATTGATTATACACGATAAAATAATTGTTGACATTAATTCAATTTTAGGGTATAATTATAGCTGTAAACTTATTATGGTGGATTAATTATGTTTATTTACGTGAAAAATAGCAGTAACAGCAAGAAGAAGAAAAAGGCTGGATGGAAACAGTCTGAGGAAAGTCATAAAAAGTGGCTACTCAGTCATGGTGTCAATCCAGACGCACCAAAAAAACGCAAAGAGTTTGTTGCATACACCCCACCATCTCAACCTTATCGTCGTGAGACCCCAAAAATTGAATCACTTAATTCAAATAATTTTGCGCCATGCACCAAGAAAGACTCTCAACGCTATACTGGAACCTTGATTAAAGGTATTGCAACTATGCACAAGTCAAACGCTATTCCGATTATTAGCGATGAGCATGCGATAGAAGTCGCAAAAATGCGAAGAGGATAAATAAGGTTGAACTTCAATAATAAATATAGTATAATAGATAATATATCTATTGTATAGGTTAATTTTTTCAAAAGGATAAACCATGTCAATTAACGATAACACTATAGAATATACAAATCTTTTAAATCATAAGGCTAGACTAGATAAGTTTTTCACTAAGTTTTTGGATACAGTTGGAGATCAGATGGATTCTCATAACACTGATACTCCTGTATGGAAATTATATAAATCGAAACTTAAAGAATATGATGATGTTTGTACTGCAATAAAAGCTAAAGAATATTGGTTTAATAAAAATTCTGAAAGTTTAAAATCAGAACAACTTTCTTCAATTGAAACTGCAAAAATTTATGCAGTCGAAGCACATAATGATAGAAAAGAAGTTGAAAAAGCAATTGATGAAGGAACTCACATTAAAGAAGCTGACAGGATTGACCCTAAAAAACAAGAACAAGAAGAAATATTTATGTATGGTCAAATTTTGACACCTCAACAAAGAATAGAAAAAGCTAATTGGGACATGACAAAACCGCATGATATTTGGAATCCAACAAAAGATGTTTTAGATGGACCATTGTTTGAATTAGTTAATAAAGATTAATAAGTTATATTATTATGATAAATTTTGAAAAGAATGACCTTTTATTGTTTAGAAACGCTAACGAGTTTTCTTTATACATAGAGAAGACCGTTAGCGATAACAATATCTCTTATATGGAAGCTGTTATTGAATATTGCACTTCAAATTTACTCGAACCTGATGATGTTGCACCATTAATTAATAAATCTCTTAAAGATAAAATTGAAATGAATTTTCGTGAATTAAATTATCTTCCCAAACAAGCTACTTTAGATGTATGAAGATAAAATAATTATTAATGAGAGCAAAACGTGGACGGTTTTAAAGCATATCGATATTACCTAGCAATTAAACTTCATTTCACCACAGACAAATTCAATGTTTTTGAAAACAGGGGAAACGTTCGTGGAACACGTGAAGCATTTAATGCACGTAATGATAGATACATCTTTGAGAAACTTTCTAATAAGTATCCAAATGATAAAGATATAATTCAATATTTTGTATCAAATTTTGCATATGGTAGTGATAATGCCATTTATGCAGGACAAGAAGCAGAAGAAAATTATATTGAGTGGATTAAACGCAAACAAAGTATAACAAAAGTATTTGTTGACGATTTATCTACACTCTTAACTCATATAGAAATCAATAAATTAAAACATAGTGCAATATTTAAATTCACTGAAAGTGAATATCCTATATTGCTAAGTCTTTTTATTGGAAATAAAATAACAATAGAAACACTAAGAATAATTGATGATTTTTATCCTTTCTTAGATTCTTGGTCGCAAAATAATTCAGTGAAATATATTTGGGACAATGAATTTAGAAGAATAAAAAAGTTGACTGGATTCGTTAAATACGATATAATTAAAATAGAGAAAATATTTAATCATTTCAAAGAAGAGATTGAATAAATGGGTAAGACATATTATAAGAATTCTCGTCGATATGATGACGAGGAAAACAGTGGGCGATCTGCAAAACATCCCAAATATTCTTATGAACCAAGAAGAAGGGGCGGGATGAAAACGCTAAATAAGTTTGTTGAGCAATATTATGAATATGACGATTCACCATTTGATGATGATATTGAAATAGAAGATAATATTACCATACAACATACAAAAGATAAACGTTAATATATTTTTATACAAAGGAAAATACAATGGATATACAAGCACTTCGCAGTATGCGCAACTCAGACTTTGGAAAAATTAGCTCTGCTTTTGAAAAAGTCGCAAATCCCCAATCTTCTCAAAACTCTTACGTAGACGATCGTTTCTGGCGATTGGAAGGTGATAAGTCTGGTAATGGCACAGCCACTATCCGATTTTTGCCACGTGTTGAAGGTGATGAACTCCCATGGGTTCGTATCTTCAGTCATGGTTTCCAAGGACCAACTGGTAAGTGGTATATTGAAAATTCACTAACCACTCTCGGTGAAAACGATCCTGTTGGTGAATTAAATACTCAACTTTGGAATTCTGGTTCTGAGGCAAATAAAGAAATTGCACGTAAACAGAAACGCAGATTGAGTTTTATTGCCAATATTCTTATTGTTTCTGATCCAAAGCATCCAGAAAATGAAGGTAAGGTATTTTTATGGAAATTTGGTAAGAAGATTTTTGATAAGATTATGGACAAAGCACGTCCAACTTTCGAAGATGAGAAGCCTGTGAATGTTTTTGATTTGTGGGAAGGTGCAAACTTTAAACTTCGTATGCGTAAAAAAGATGGTTACGCTAATTACGATGAATCTGTTTTCACAGAACCTAGTGCAATTTCAGAAAATGAAAATACTATATTGAAGATTGTAAATTCTCAATATAAATTGTCTGAGTTTATTGATCGTAAAAACTTTAAGTCTTATGATGAACTCAAGCGTAAACTCAGCGATGTTCTTTCAGGTGATAGTTTCACTGCTAAGTCTGCTGCACAGATGGCAGAACAAGAAGATATTCCTGTTGCCTCTGCGAAATCTATTCCAAGTGCTTCTGCACCAAAGATTCCAGAGATGAATGATGATGACGATGATGTTATGTCTTTTTTCGAGAAAATCGCAAAAGATGACTAAGAAATAATTTCAAATTAAAATTGAAATGATAGTATGGGGGATTTTTATAATCCCCCATATGCTTGTTTACTCCAAACATAATTTCTTGTAGAAGGATCCTGATTTCTTATAGGTGGTGGTGCTTGGAATATCTTTTGAGTATTATTTGTAGTTACAGGAGCATTAACAAGATTATTCTGATTTCCAGGCTGTGTGCTTGGAACCTTTGCTGTAGCATTGTCAGCAGATTTTTCATAGATTTGAGATGCTTTGTCTTGATCTTTCGCTGCAAGTAATTCACTAGCAGTTGAAGAACCCATACTAACTTTCATTCTGTCCAACATACCTAGTTGTTCATACGCTTTTTGTTCTTTTATTATATCAGCGATCTTTGACTCGTCAATTTTACCATTATTTTTTTCTGTTTCTTTTTTGATACTATTATAGGTATCTTCATTAATATCTTTTTTACTTACTATATTACCTTTAGCATCTTTTGTTATAACATTTCCTGTTTTTGTCTTTTCATCATACTCAACTGAAGTAGTTTTTGCATTCTTTTCCTCTGAAGCCTCTCGAGCTACATTTTTAGATTTAGCTTCTATTCCTTTTTTATTAGATTCTTCTTTTTTAAATGGATACCATGGACCAATTTTATATTCTGTTCCAGTTACTGGCATTGTAAAACCAACAGCTGGTATACCAAAATTTTCAAAGAAACCCATAACTTGATTTTTTAAGTCTTTAAAGAAATTTACTACTGGTTCAAAAGAATCTGCTAATGGAGTTAAAATATATTCATCTAATAGACCATATATTTTTTTAGGTATGAACATTAGGGCATCAGTTAAGTCTTTTA